CTCGTCTTTAACACTATACCCCTCATAAACGAGGGTGTATGGAATATAATCCTCTGGATTAAATTGTGCTAAGAATTCACCAATGCCGACAAAATAGTCGACGACGAACGAGAGGGGAACAAGTTCCCATGCGATGCTTAATGGTTTGTTAAGACCTAAGCTATCTGTCCACACTTCACCTATGCGACGCACCCTTTTAGCGGGTTTGTAGCGGCGGGTTGCTGTGACAGTACGAATGCGGTTAACATCTTGATGATGACAAGCATGCCTAAAAGGCAATGCTTCGGCTTCATCAATAACCGTATTATGCGCTACCAATTCGGCTTGTTCAAGCCGTTCGATCTGACGATCGATGTGGTCTGCGACCGTCGCTAATGACTTAAGGTCATTAATAAACGGTTCGATCGCAAATTTGCGTATAATATCCGCAGTTACAAGTATGTTCAAAGATTCCTTAAAAGGTTTCTTACGAACAGCTTTTAACTGTTTCGCGGTAAGTTCTTTAAAGAAGTCCTTACCGGTCATTCGTTTCGTAAAGCCATCACGAACTATATCGGATACGTCCTTAAAGTCTCGCAATTCGCCTAGGAAAACTCCTAAATCGAATTGTGATGCTTGGACACCGAGTTCTAGTCCGCTAGTGGCACGACGAATCGCGTTCTCTGTTGAGTCACCAAGAGACGGTTTTGACCGTCTTTGGTACCAAGGGCAAGCTGCAGTCACAGTAAATGACGTGTCAATTGTAGTATTTCCAGAATTGGAAACTACTTGACCCGCTGTTATAAATGACTGCAAAGGGTGCAACATTCTGGTCCAACTATGTTGAACCGGATTGTATCCATCCTTGTTGCCTACGACGTCTGTAATAGACTCCGTACTAGATGTATCTTCACTAAAGGAGGCAGAATTAGTCCAGATTTGATTCCAGGGCAAACGTGCCGTGGGATCATAAGGAGGAATTGGGAGACCGTCAAAATAAACGGTTTCCGTCCCTTTCTTACTAATGCTGGACAAAGCACATGATGCTTGTCTGCCTGACTTAGGTGTAGACCTTGATCTAGTTCTTTCTCTCATTTCGAGTAGCAGTTACAGCA